AATGACGACGTTGCAGCGGCTCCTGTCGCATCACAAACACAACAAACTCTACCTAAAGAGAAAATGACTGACACCCCAGATTTAAGCGTGGTGCGTTCAGAAGAGCGCAAAGCCGAAAGGGCACGAACAAAGGAAATCACTGCTTTATTTAGAGAGCATGAAATGGGCGAGCAAGCTCTAGAAGATGTTCTTGACAATCCAAAAGCAGACATCAACTACGCTCGCGCTCTTGTATGCGACAAGATCAAGCAAAAGCCTGTAGAGACAATTGCACAAATCGAGTTAAACCCTGAAAAGGATAAGGTTAGATATAGCCTATCGGCTGCAATGCAGGCAGTTAATACAGGTGATTGGTCATCCCGTGAAGCTGGTTTTGCACGTGAGATTTCACAAGAGGTTGAGCGTACAGGAGTTAAGAGAACATCAGAAAGATCATTCTTAGTTCCATATACTGAGATCTTCAAAACAAGAGCCTCATACAATACGGGTGCTGCTGGTACAGGTGGCAACTTAGTGGCAACTGATCTTTTACAAGATGAGTTCGTGTACGCCTTTGACAATGCTGTAAAAGCGGTTGGAATGGGTGTTCAGGTTCTACCCGGATTAGTTGGAGATGTCGCGATTCCGCGTCAAAGCTCAAAATCGACAGTTTATTGGCTTGCAAACGAAACTACGGCAATTACTCAAAGTGAGAGTCAATTTGATCAACTCACTTTGCAACCAAAAAACGCCGCAGTTTTGAGCAAGTACACAAGGCAAACACTTTTACAGGCAACCCCCGGTATTGATGAATTTATAAGGAAAGATTTAAGTGATCGTATCGCCGTTGGCGTGGATGCTGGAATCATCAACGGTTCTGGTTCTTCAGGCCAAATGACAGGTGTGCTTAATCAATCTGGAATTGGAAATGTCGCAATGGGGACTAATGGCGCGGCCCTAACTTTGGAAGCATTAATTGATCTTGAAAAAGAGGTCTTAATTGATAATGCAGCAGGCGACAGAATGGGCTACTTAGTCAACGCCAAAACACTTGCCGATCTTAAATCCTTAAGAGCTGGAGGAAGTGCAAGCGGCGACGGTGCTTTCTTATGGAATGTTG